TGAAAAAACCTGAGATTAAAAATGCCACTGAGAAGGCAATCGCGGAACGAAGCCGCCGAACGGGAATCACACAAGAACGGGTATTGCAGGAGCTGGCGCGTATCGCTTTCGTCGATCCAACCGGGGTTTTGGACTTTGCCACTGGGGAAGTCATTGCCTCTGCTAGTCCTGATGATCGTGCTGCTTTGGCAAGCGTCAAGGTGAAAAAAGGGCAGAGTGGGACGGAACGCGAAGTCAAATTGCAGGACAAAGTTAAGGCTCTGGAGCTGCTGGGTAAGCATATCGGCCTATTTACAGAACGGGTGCAGCTCGAAGGCAATGCCGTTGTTCAGATTGTGGATGATATTCCCGCGTCGGCAGGGCCTGATCCGCCTAATGATTCAGGATGATTTCGCTTTCTTCCTGCATCGCGCCTGCGTTCTATCCCGTTCATCAAGCCCTCAAATCCGGGCAAATTCGGCACTTTTGGTTGAAAGGAGGACGCGGCTCTACCAAGTCCTCTTTTGTCGCAGTGGAGATTATTTTGGGACTGATGCAACACCCCGACGCTAATGCTGTTGCCCTGCGCAAAGTGGGGTTGTACCTCAAAGATAGCGTCTATGAACAGCTCGTGTGGGCGATTGAAAAACTAGGCGTCTCCCATCTGTGGGAACGACGCGTTAGCCCGATGACGCTGATTTATGCTCCTACTGGACAGCGGATTTTGTTTCGTGGCGCGGATAAGCCGCAAAAGATTAAATCTACGAAAGTATCTCATGGATATATCCGCTACATCTGGTTTGAAGAATGCGACGAGTTTCTCGGCAAAAACGAGATCGACGCCATCACCCAATCGCTGATGCGCGGCGGCAATCAATTTCAACTCTTTTACAGCTATAATCCCCCTAAATCGCAAACGAATTGGATTAACCGCGAAGTGACGATACAGGCACTGCGTGCGGATACGCTCGTCCATCATAGCGATTATCGGGATGTACCAGAAGCGTGGTTAGGCGCTCCATTCTTACAAGAAGCGGAACAGCTTCAGAAAACAAATCTGGTCCGGTATCAACATGAGTACCTTGGCGAAATCACCGGAACCGGGGGAGAAGTGTTCCAAAATATCACGCAACGGATTATTCCCCGCGATGAGCGTGCTTGCTTCGACCGAATCCGGCGCGGTATTGATTGGGGCTACGGTCCTGACCCGTTTGTTTATATTGCTTGTCACTACGACCGCAAGCGCGAAACGCTCACTATTTATCACGAATTTTACCAGTATCGCGCTGGTTTTGACTCGATTGCTGCCGCTATTTTTGCCGAAAATCCGAAACATGGGGAAGTCATTGCCGAAAGCGCCGAACCGCGTTCTAACGCCGAATTGCGGGCGCGTGGTATTCGGATTACGGCTGCAAAGAAAGGTCCAGGCAGCGTGGAGCATGGAATAAGTTGGCTGCAAAATCTTCGAGAAATCGTGATTGATCCCGTTGCCTGTCCCAACGCTGCACGGGAGTTTTCTGGCTATGAGTTGGAACGTACCGCCGACGGAACCGCGTTCAAAGCCGGTTTTCCTGACAAAAATAATCACACAATCGATGCGGTGCGCTATGCCTGTGAGCGCGATATGCAACGGAAAAAAGTCGTGTTACCTCCCCCGCAGAAGAACGATCATTCCAGCTACTGGACACGATAATCTTATCTTTTACCTACATCTTTTACCTACATCTTTCGCCTACGAAATTTCTCGTAGGTCTTTCTATTTTAGGAGGCGGTAGGGCTTGCGAAAAGAATATGGCCGCATTGGTCAGCGTCGCTATGGCGGCGTTTTTTTCGAGGAATTTTTGCCCGAATTGCGCGGAACCAAAGGCGTGCAAGTCTATCAGGAAATGAGCGAAAACGACGAAACGATCGGCGCGATTTTGTTTGCTATCGAAATGCTTATGCGACAATGTGACTTCACTATCGAACCGGGAGGGAGTCGGAAAGTGGACCGCGAAGCCGCCGATTTCGTCCAACAGTGCCTGGACGATATGCAGATGACTTGGACGGATACCCTGTCCGAAATCTTGTCGTTTCTGACCTATGGCTGGAGCTATCACGAGATTGTTTACAAGATACGGCGCGGACGAACGAAAAACCCGGAAACCAATAGCAAATACAATGACGGTTTAATTGGGTGGCGAAAATTGCCGATTCGGGCGCAAGAGACGCTTTATCAGTGGGAATATCGGGATAATTCCGACGAAATGACCGGCATGACCCAGATCCCTGCTCCCGATTTCGGCTTACGAACCATCCCGCTCGAAAAAGCCCTGCACTTCAAAACGAAAAGCCGCAAGGATAATCCCGAAGGACGTTCCATTCTACGCAATGCTTATCGATCCTGGTACTTCAAGAAGCGCATTCAGGAAATCGAAGGCATCGGTATTGAACGCGATCTGGCGGGGTTTCCCGTGTTGTACACGCCTGATAGCGTTGATTTGTGGAACCCCGAAGACCCGGAAGCCGTTCGGTTGCTGGCCGTCGCCGAAGAAATCGTTTCCGGTATTCGGCGCGACGCCAAAGAGGGAATTGTATTACCCGGCGGCGAAAACGGCTGGAAGCTGGAACTGCTTTCGACGGGGAGTCGGCGGCAGTTTGATACCAGCGAAATCATTGACCGCTATGATAAGAGGATTGCCACAACGGTGCTTGCTGATTTCGTGATGCTCGGACAACAGGCGGTCGGCAGCTTCGCGCTCGCCAGCAGCAAAACCAAAATCTTTGCGCTGGCCATCGGCACGTATCTCGACATCATTTGCGAGACATTCAATAATCAGGGCATTCCGCGCTTGATCGACCTCAATCACAATCGGTTTCACGGGATTTCAGACTATCCGCGTATGATTCACGGCGATATTGAAGACGCCGATTTGGCCAATGTTGGCGAGTATATCCAGCGAATGGTCAGCATCGGCGCCCTCCAACCTGACGAGGATTTGGAAACATACATCCGGCGGATCGCCGGATTGCCTGAAAAGATTTCAACTGCTATTCCCTATGAACTGACACCAACGCAGACAGCAGCAGGAGACGAACAAGATACCGATGACATTCCAGATTATGAAAGCGGTTCGGAGGCCGGGGCCGAACGTTAAAATCCGTCTCCGTGCTTTCCTCGACGCGAACGAGCCGCAAGTTGTTCGGATGTTGTCGCGGGTTTGGAACAAACAGGCACGCGATATCTCCTATGGTGATCTAATCCGCGCTATCGAACGCAACGAGATCGATGAGGCTTGGCTGGACGATTGGCGACAAGATTATTCCCGGTTTGTGGCTGGGTATCTCGCTCCGGCATGGGAGACCTCCATGCAAGCCGCTACCGACGCGCTACACCAAAAATACCCGCGCTGGTTCTTCGATCCGGCGGCGGAAGGTGCTCAGCGATGGGTTCAACGGCACGGCGCGGAGTTCGTCACCAACGTCACCCAAACGCAAATTGAGGGCCTTCGTGCAGCGGTAAAATACGCGGCTAGCGGCGCGATGACAGTCGATAAATTAGCCCAGATTGTTCGTCCAATGGTCGGGCTGACACGTCCACAAACAACAGCGTTATCGAATTATCTCAATTCCATGCTGCAACAGGGAATGTCTGCAAAAACCGCACGCCATAAAGTCTTACGACGCGCAGAAGAGATGCACCGACAACGCGGGTACACTATCGCCCGGACAGAGCTTGCTTTTGCGTACAACCGAGGCGCGATTGAAGGCATTCGACAAGCCCAAAAATTAGGGTACATTGGCGGGGTGCAAAAGAAATGGCGCACGGCTGAAGATGAACGTGTCTGCAAGATTTGCGGAACCCTAAACAACGCTTTGATTGAAATCGATGGAGAGTTTAATTTTCCGACACGGCTGAAAAATGCAGGCATGAAAGAGATGCCGCCGGCGCATCCGAGCTGTCGCTGTGCGGTCGCGTTCGAGGAAATGACTGCGGAAGGCGCTAAAACCGTCGTTGATTATGGCGAAAAGGTTAAGGGTAATGAGCGGGTACGGTTGATCTCGGAATCGGCAAAGGGATTTATGCAATCCCATAGTAGAGATACGAATAATGAAAAAGAAGAATTGCCGATGTTGAAATACATGGAGAAGGACGAGAACGGAGAAATTATAACAGATAAAGACGGCTTTCCTAGCTTCCAGCTCGAACTTGCGTTGGCTGATTATCAAAAGTTCTTGCAATCTATGCCCGAAGGGAGTATAATAAGAGAAACATTAGAAGTAGCCTTTAGGGGCGTTGCCTACATTAAGACGCATATACCTAACGAGGCACCATTCGGATATCTTGAGACTTATGATACTATTTTTTATGACCCTTCTAAAAAAGCTTTTTTAAAATTACCGTTTGAAGTGGTTAATACTCATGAATTAGGGCATCGAATAGACGTTCATTTTCTGCATTCGATAGGCAGCCCATCATTTTT